CGCAAGTTTGGTGCGTCAACAGTGACATCGTTGCAAAACAACAGCATTGAAATTGAACTTTACCAAAGTTATGCCGCGTCAGAAACTGAGGCAACGATCTTTGGTTTGGTTGGTATTCAAACAACTTTGATTGTTGCACCAGCGTCAGGTGTTGTCGGTGCAACAAATCCGTTTTACACGCTGGTCGGCGCATACCTTGAATCGCACACACCGATCAACGCATCGCTAGGCGAACTGTCAACTATCACGCTCACATTCACTGGTGGCGTGCTCACAAAGACCACTTCGTAATGGCGCGGCATTGGCCGCTGAGAACTAACAACGCAAGACCAACCGGGAAGGTACACGCATGCAATTAACACTGAAAGTCACATTTGAGGACAAAACCGAGACCGTCACGACAAACTTGATGACGATTGTTATGTGGGAACGCAAATACAAACGCAAAGCATCACAGATCAGCGAAGGCATCGGCATCGAGGATTTGGCATACATGGCGTATGAAGCGTCACGGTCACAAGGCATCACCGTGCCAGCATTACTAGATGATTACATCAGGTCAATTAAGAACTTAGAAGTGGTGGAACAAAACGACCCAAAAGTAGACGCGGTTCTTACCGCTACGGATTAGCGCAGATTCTTGTGGCAACGGGATTTTGGCCGTCAGAGATTACATTTGAGTTAGATGACATGAACACCGTCATTGAGATGATTAACAAAGATCGCAAGGCACATTGATGCCAGCCGAGTATGTAATCCCTGAGATACACGGCATTAAAGAAGCGCTGGCTGAACTTAATTCATTTGACAAGGTGTATCGCAAACAGGTGACTAAAGATATTCAAGCGGCTGGTGTCAAAATTATTTCTACGGCACGCGAACTGGTTGCATCATTCCCGAACAGCAAAGGCAACGGTGCGCCGTTGTCGGGCATGGTTCGCGGCTCGATGATTAAAGGTCGTGAGGTGCGTTGGTCTAATGAGAAGGCTCGAGCCGGGTTCAAAATTAAGGTCGGTCAATCGGCACGCAAAGATAAGGTCGTGCAGTTTGGTGGCAAAGATAAAGCATTCTTTAAGGGCACGCCATATCAGTTGATGGTCATTCAACAAAAGGACGCAGCCGGCGCTATCTACGATCATGCAGGTATCAAGTCAAGTAGCACAACATTTGTCGCCAATTTAAACATGGAAGAAGGGCAAGCGCCGCGAGCGCTTGATATAGCGGTTGAACGCAACCGTGACGAAGTAGAACGCGAAGTCATGCAAATAGTTGAACGCGTCATGACCAAATTAAACAGAAATATGCAGGTGCAATATGGCAATTAATATCCCGATTATTTCGTCGCTTGATTCAAAGGGATTTGATAAAGCAATCGCTGAATTTAAGTCGCTTGACGGCACGGCAGCCAAAACAGGGTTTGCGTTAAAGAAGGCAATGGTGCCGGCTATTGCGGTGTTGGGTGGTTTGGCGACTGGTCTTGGTTTGGCTACAGCGGCAGCGGTTGAGGATCAAAAGGCACAAGATTTGTTGGCGCAACAGTTGCGCACGAGTGCGATGGCTACCGATGATGTGATTGCCAGTAATGAGGAATTTATATCGGGCATGTCGCGTGCGTTCGCGGTGGCCGACGACGAACTTAGACCTGCGATGTCGAATTTGGTCAGGTCAACTGGTTCGGTTGAGGCTGCACAAGATTTGATGAATACCGCGTTGGACATTAGCGCGGCAACTGGCAAAGATTTAGAAACTGTCACGCTGGCATTAGGTAAGGCATACAACGGGTCAACTTCTGCATTAACGAAATTAGATCCGTCGCTTAAAGGCGTTATAAGTTCCGAGTCAAGCATGGCTGAAATTACTGATGCGTTAGCGGTGTCGTTTGGTGGTGCAGCAACAGTTGCAGCAGAATCATTTGATGGGCGCATGAAGTCAATGAAAATTGCGCTTGACGAAACTAAAGAATCGATTGGTGCGGCGCTGTTGCCGGTGTTGCAAAAGTTGTTAGAAATTTTGGCACCGCTGGCTAAGTGGGCACAAGAAAACACAAAACTGTTTCTCATCATTACAGGTGTTATAGGCGGTTTTGCGGCAGCGATCATTGTTGCCAACATTGCAATTAAAGCATTTGCAATCGCAACACAAGTCGCGTCGGCAGCGCAAGCGGTGTTTAACTTTGTGATGTCAGCCAATCCGATCGGCATTGTGATTATTGCGGTAGCGGCGTTTGTTGCGGCACTATTTATTTTAGAAAAGAAATTTGGCATTGTTAGCAAAGGATTTGAACTGTTCAGTGACGGTTTCTACCGGTTCATTATCAATCCGATTAAACAGGCAATCAACTTTATTGCCGATCTGATTCGTGCGATAGGCAAAATACCGGGTGTCAAAGCGATCGGAAATTTCTTGGGCGGTATGAGTATTCCGGGTTTCGCTGATGGTGGCATTGTGACTCGACCTACATTGGCGATGGTTGGCGAGAAAGGTCCTGAAGCGATTGTGCCGTTGGGTCGTGGTGGCGGTGTTGGTGGCGTGACAGTGAATGTGACTGGCGGTTTGTCGACTAGCGCCGAGATCGGGCAAGCGGTCGTGAACGCAATACGGGCATACAACAGGTCAGCAGGGCCAGCACAAATACAGGTCGCATAATGGCTGGCACAGCAATCGTTGGTGCTGGCAATTACAGCCTAGAAATTGACACAGGTTTTATACAGGACGCGTTCATTCTTGATGACGCGGTGCAGGGTGTACTTGATAACACTCAATATGTGCTTGACGGTACAACAAACTTTGCCGATGTCACAACCGGTATTAACGCGATCAATGTGAAGCGTGGTCGACGCGATCAAGGCGACCAGTTCAGCGCTGGCACGATGTCGTTCAACATGCTTGACACTGCAGGATTGTTTAATCCGTTTGACACTTTGTCACCGTATTATGACGCTGCAACAGCGCAACCTGGTTTAGCGCCAATGCGTAAAGTGCGTTTGGCACGCTACTCAAATATCAATGTCAAAGAATATTTGTTCAACGGCTACATCGTAAATTATGACTACAATTTTGCGTTGGGCGGTCTTGACACGGTGACGGTTTATTGTGCAGACGATTTCTATTTGCTTGCACAAACCTATATGGCAGAATTTAATGTCAGCGAGGAATTGACCAGCGCTCGACTGACAGCGGTTTTAAATTTGCCCGAAGTTGACTTCCCGATCGGGCAACGCAACATCAGCACTGGCACACAAACATTGGGTGGCGCGGCGGCGTTCACAGTTGCCGAAGGCACTAACACGCTTGAATACTGCAACCAAATAAACATCGCTGAGCAAGGTCGACTGTTCATGGCGCGTGACGGCGATCTGACATTCCAGCCGCGTATCGGCAACACACTTAGTCAGCCAGTAGCAGACTTTCACGATGACGGCACAAACATACCGTACGACGAGGTAGGCATCACATTTGAGGCAGACCAGGTTGTGAACCGTGCAGCGGTTGCAATTAAAGGTGGCACACAAGAAGTCGCGGACGATGCAGCCAGCCAAGCAAAATACTTTATACAAACCACAAGCATCACCGATTCGCTACTGCATAACGACACAGCGGCGCTGGCGCTCGCAAACTATCTACTTGAGCCTGAGCCTGAGGCACGCTATACGGCAGTAGGCACAAATTTAAACAAATTGACTACAGCGCAACGCGACGCAGTAGCAGTCATTGACATTGGCGACACGATCACCATTGAGAAAACATTTGCCAGCGGTGCAGGCACAACCGAACTGGCACAAGAACTATCAGTTGAAGGTGTCGAGCACACGATTACGGTCAGCGGCGGCCACAGCGTCATGTATTTTACCGCACCGACAACGATCGTCTATGAATTAATACTCAATGACGCGGTATTCGGTATCATCAATTCAACCAATGTTTTAGGATAAAGTGAGGCATTATGGCAACTAGACAAGATTTCGTCGCAGCACAAGTTTTAACGGCAGCCGAATTAGATGCAGTCGCTACGGCGATGATCGCTATTAACGCGCAAACCGGCACGACATACACGACCGTGTTGGCTGACGACGGCAAGTTAATCACTTGCTCAAATGCGTCAGCGATAACCGTTACCATTCCGCCAAACTCAAGTGTTGCGTATGGTATTGGTACGCAACTAAATTTTGCTCAACTTCTTGCAGGGCAAGTAACTTTGGCGGCTGGTGCCGGCGTGACATTAAATAGTGAAGGCACCAAACTTAAATTGAAAGGTCAGTACGCGGTTGGCACTTGTGTTAAAACCGACACGAACACTTGGTTTGTTGTCGGCAATTTGTCGGCGTAGATTATGCAAATTTTTGCAGGTGTTGGTGCAGGTGCGCCACCATTAGTTGTTAATTATCTTGTTGTCGCTGGTGGTGCTGGTGGTGGCGGTGGCACTAACGGTGGTGGTGGTGGCGCTGGCGGTCTCAGGTCATCTATTGATGTGACGGGTGGTGGTGGCACACTTGAGACAGGTTTGTCGTTGGCAGTTAGCACGAATTATGCAATCGCAATCGGCGGTGGTGGTGCTGGTGGTGCAAATACTGTTGCGGGCTCAAGCGGTGTTGCAAGTTCGTTTGCAACTGTTTCAACTGTTGGTGGTGGTGGCGGTGGTGCTGGCAGTCAGAATGGCAATAGTGGTGGTTCGGGTGGTGGCTCAGGTCAAGAAAATACGGCAACGGGTGGTAGTGGTACAGCCAATGAAGGTTTCGCTGGTGGTGACACAGACAACGGCGACAACTTAGGTGGTGCTGGTGGTGGTGGTGCAGGTCAAATTGGTGCTGACGAATACGGTGGTGTCGGTGGCGGCGGCGGTAATGGCGGTAACGGCGTGCAAGTGTTATCAACTTATTACGCTGGCGGCGGTGGCGGTGGCACGCACAGCGCTCAAACAACTAACGCAACGGGCGGTCAAGGTGGTGGTGGTGCTGGTGGCACTAAGACCGGCACACAACCAGTCGCAGGCACAGTTAATCGTGGCGGTGGTGGTGGCGGCGCATCAAACGCTTGCAGTCCAAGAACGGGTGCAGCAGGCGGTAGCGGAATTGTCATTTTGTCGTATCCTGACGCATACACAATTACTATCGGTGTAGGTTTAACAGGCACAACATCAACAAGTGGCGGCAACAACATAACTACTATCACCGCTGGCACAGGCAATGTGTCGTGGGCGGCATAATGTCACATAAAGAGAACACACAAACATGGCAACCATTCGAGCGGTCATAGCAATACTGTTATTAGTGTCATGCACATCAACCAAAACAAACTACGACCTAAGTGAGATATGCGAAAATGTTTCACCGGACAGATGCGAAATTAGAAAATGACCAACTACACACACGACTAATCGTCACGGTCGGCGTAATCATGGCAGTCACATTCAGCATCATGGTCATCGGTTTGCTTTACGGCATGCTGTTCACAAACTTTCCAACAGAACTAGCGCCGCTTGACTCAAAGATCGTTGACCTACTCAGCACAATCAGCGTGTTTTTGACAGGTGCGCTATCAGGTTTGGTGGCAACTAACGGCATCGCCAAGAAACCGATTGCACCGATAACGCCGCCAACACCGTGACTAAACCGTACATAGTCACCAAACAGCCAGTCGCGACCAGCGCGCTGGCAGGCATGACCAAATGGGCAACACTCGCATGCCAACACTCTGACGGGTCGCTATGGAATAACGGCACATGGGTGGTGCGTGATGTGCGTGGCAAACCTGGCATTGTTTCGAATCATGCTCGTGGTCTTGCAACCGATTTGTCGTACCGTTGGCAGTCGCAAGCAAAGAAGGGTCGGCAGGACGGCCGCAAAATATCGTTGGCGTACATGGTTAAGTTGCTTGAGCACGCTGACACGCTCGGCATACAACTTGTGATTGACTATGCGCTTGCACGGTCATGGAAGTGTGATCGGGGCACATGGCAGGCAGGCAACTTTGAGTCTGGTGATTGGTGGCATGTGGAAATTGAACCACGCCTAGCGCACGACCCAAACGCGGTAAAACTGGCATTTGACACGGTATTTGGGGCATCACCAAAGGCTGCGCCAATCGTGATATAGGCTGGTTGACCTACCGAGAAAGTAGGTCACTATGACACTCATCAGCAAACTTGCCATATCGCTATTCATTAGCGTCACATCAATATTTATGTTGGCGAAACCGCCAGCACCGACACCTATCGTGCCAGCGCCAATCACCGTATTTCAGGGTCTAGAACAGCCAGCGCCACTACCGCCAACAACGGTCATAACTACGCCTATAACGCAACCTGACGCGTGTCAGACGGTCTATAACATGGCAAAGCATGTCGGCTGGCCCGAACATGAACTAACACAAGTTGTCGCAATCGCTTACCGTGAATCACGATGTCAACCTGACGCGTTCAACGCCAAAGACCCGAACGGCGGCAGCGCAGGTGTCATGCAAATAAACTTCTTTTGGTGCAAACCGTCACGCTATTTCGCCAACGGCTATTTGCAGGCATACGGTCTGATACGCACATGCGACGACTTATTTGACTTAGAGGACAATTTGAGATCGGCGCTAAACATCTACCGTTACTCGAGGGGGTGGCGTGCATGGTCACTATGAAACATTTGGTGATTGCAACCGTGCTTACCGCGTACACCTATGTGCTACTTTATTTCACCACACGACGAAAGGCTAAAGATGACCG